AAATGTATTACCCGGCTCATCCTAAATCAGGGCAGTACCATATGCGTGTATTATATTAAAACAAAAATGGGCGGAACAGGACTCGAACCTGCGACCTCATCCTTGTAAGGGATGCGCTCTAACCGACTGAGCTATCCGCCCAAATTACGACCTCATTACTTTGACACCTAAAATATAATGCGCTCGTTTTTGTTAACATTGACTTTTAAAGTAATGGTATCATTTTTTTCTTTCCAATAACTTATTTAACCTTTCTAGCAGCTGCGGTGGTTTTACTCCAGGTGCATGAATTTGGTTTGCAAAACGCAAAAGAATATTGATTTCTTCATCCGTGCGTTTCTGTTTTCTGTATATGATCGCTAACTTTTCGTAATAATACGGAGCAACCCCATACCCAGTAGCGCGGCTCTCGCGCTCAATAACATCTATTAGAGACAATAATATCTTTTCTGCTGTATCGTAATAACCATTACGGCAGGCTTGTTCAATGATTTCAACATATTCCGTGTAATGTTTGCCATGCAAATAGCCCAATTTATCTAATGTGGATGTTGACATATTTTATTAATGCAGACTTACATATGATTGAAGCGCTACACATGGAAATTTGACAATGTGTAGCTATCAAAGTAGAGGTAATTGAGTTCTATGTGGCTCTGTTATTCTAATTTGAATAATACCAGGGTAAAAGGTTTGTAGTTCTTTATCGTAAGTGTTGATTTCGGTTAGTCGGACGATATAATGGTCTATCCATAATGCGGTGGCGAGATGTATGCCATCTTTTGATTTGAGTTTTTGAGAAGATGCAATCATCTTACGGATTAAATCTCTAGTTGTGTATCCAATGTTCTCCGAATACTCAGCAAATGTGATGTTTGCAAATAAACCTTTCAAGATATTTTCAATTTCCGAGTCTAGATGGGATTGTTCTCTTTCATGTTTGGCATGTGTGACTTCAGCAATGGTAATGGTTGAGGTATAGATGGTTACTTTACCAGCTTCAGCATCGGCAAGGAGAGATTCGATAATATCACTTCCGGGCTCGTCGTTGAGATATTTTAAAAACACACATGAATCCCAATACAGCTTAAGAGTATTCGTCATCTCTTATCCGTCGGATAGTCTGTTCTGCTGTCTCATCACCAAGTCTCCAGGGAAGTATGCCGCGTGCTTTTTTGTATGCCCCAGGTTCTGGTGTTTGAATTACATCAATAGACTGTATGTCGTGGATTTCAAGAGGACGGCCGGTAATCATATCGCGATAGATATACCCTATAACAGTTACATTCTTGCCCCATATATCTCTCAATAATTCGCGTTTTTCTTCTTCAACTCGGCAGGTTACCCCTTTGTTGAAAAGGTTATCGTAAAGGGTAAATTTGAGTGTCTTGTGTCCAATGAGATTTTCTACTTTGCCAGTAATTGAACCATAGGCATAGGCTCTGGCAATTATTTTTTCTTTCTGATAGGGTTCAGTGATACAGTAGAATTTGCTATCTGCTCCAAATTCGATAGAAGAAATTTTCCCATTTAGAACAGCCGTAATACTGCTTACCGCTTGTTCTACTCTTGGTGAATAGGGTATTGGTTTTCCCGCAGCAAGGTTTTCGCCTATGACACTGTATGCAGAAACAACCTTTTCAATATCTTCAATGATTTCTGCAATTCCCTGTACAACAGCGGTAGCGCTTCCAGCGTTTAGGTCAACAACTTGCCAATCGATAGTACTGTCAGCAGCAATTTCTTCAGTTAGTGTGGTGAGTAAATTGGATAAACCCGTAATTGCTTCGGCAAATAGATCGACAGACACATCTCCATTTAGTGTGAGAGTTACTCTGTCCATCTTTTTTTCTCCGTTCCCTATTTCAATACATAATAGGGATATAAAAATCCTGTTTCTTATTCTTAGTTAATTTTTTATTACTTTTTATCCGTAATCAAATACGATTCAAACTGCATTAAGCACGGCAAAGTAAGGCTGCTCGTTCCAAATTTTCCCCTCAAGAACACGACCACTTTTACATTTGTTCACACCACCCCATTGTTTGAAAAAGAAGGGAATGTTATTGGAAATACAATAATCTCTTATCTTTATTACCCATTCTTTTCGCATCACTCTTGCTTGAGGTCCAGATTCACCACCTACTATAACCCAATCGATTCCAATCAAGTCAACATTATCTATTGGACCAATAAGTGGCTCAAAGGATATAAATTTGCATTTTGCATTAGTAGAGCGTAAATCATCTATTCTGTATGCATATCTTTGATTTTCCACGCTAACCCCCACCCAAATATTAGGTGACCAATATAATTTAGGCGAAAGAGACATCAAACGATCAGAACGTTTTGTAAGTACTTGAAAGATATGCCAATTAGCAGTATTCATGACCTCGAAGACAGAAAAAATATAATCATCAGGAACGCTTTCATGGAATAAATCACTCATAGAATTTACAAATATCATTCGTGATTTTTTCCATTGAAGTGGAATAGTAAGGGTGTTAGGGTGGATGGTTACAGCAAAGCCATTAGAATAATTGACTTGTCCCATTGCTTGCAGCCGTTTAGCGAGCCGCTCTGCGTAACAATTTTTACAACCTTCACTGATTTTTGTGCAGCCTGTAATTGGGTTCCAAGTTGACTCAGTCCATTCTATTTTAGATTTTACAGACATAGTATTTTTATCGCATTTTAATATTTTTTTAATGTTTACCGAAAAGTTATCATCAAGTTATCAGGGAAAGTACCTTTTTTAGGTTCTCTATCTGTAGTAATTATACCATTATTTTTAAGTTCAATGAGAATATCTTTATAGTTTCTCTTGACGAAGGGCTTGCCAACGCTATGTTTTTCATACAGATCCTTAAAAGAAATCTCACGCCCTTTAAACTCTGCTAGCAATGATTCTTTTAGCGACTCTAAAGGCTGGGTAAAAGAGAAGAGCAAAGGTTGATTTTTATCTGCACTACAATAACTAAATGAAGGAACTCCTTCATCTTTTCTAGTACTGCATTTTGCCATAACATCTTTCATTATGTCATAACCTAGAAAGCTTTTTGTAATAAAAAACAAGTAATGTGAGGTTCGGGTATTGTGTTGTTCTTTGAAACAGAAAGGTAAAACAAATAATTGTATCCTTGAACAGAATGATAATGCCTGTAATTCTTTAAAAATCGCCTCTAAGATTTCAAATTCACGTTGGCGTGGTGTGCATGTCGCAATCTTTTTTAATAATTCTTGTTTCATTGGCTCTGAAAGAATTTCATTTATTGGTTCTTCTAATCTGTCATTATTCACGGCAGCATTGAATCTTTTATAATTGAAGAAAACAACACAATCACAATTTGATCTAAATGCCACCTTCTTGATTAGAGATTTTCTAATTCCTTTGTATCCAAATGTGTCAATGAAAATAAAAGATGGAATGGTAGGAATATTTTGTAACAATTTATCTACATCTTTATCAATGTCATAATTAGAAAATTCTGGTGAATACTTTAAATTTTCTATACCATGTATTCGTTCTATTTCCTTTTTCAGATTTAAAATTGCCTTATGATCTTTATCATTAAAGTAAATGCGTATTTTATCACTTTTCGTCTTATCTTCTAGTATATTTTCTATTAGGATTATTGGAGTTGATTTTTCTCTATTTTCATAATAACCTGGGCCGCAACAAAGATCAATATAAGCAATATCTTTCTTTTTGTTTTTAAAGACAGTTGAAAATGCATCAAAATACTTACAAACAATTTCTGTTTTTACCTTTGAGTTTTCTTTCTGTCTCTCAAAAAAATCATCGTTACTCATAGTTCAATTCCAATTTAGAACATTAATTCTACTAACTATTTAAGACTATTTGAGCCGGACGCTCTTTTTTGGTACGGCTCTGTTCTTTTTCTTTTTCTGCCTTCTCCAGCTTGAAGCGAATATATTCGAGGACTTCCTCTCGTTCCTTTTGGGGGAGCTGCGAGTAAAGATACATCAATGTGTCTTGCTGTTCCTCAGATGCTGGGACAGGGGGTAAGAGACCTGCAGCGCGAAAAACTGTTTCGGGTGGCAAGTTTAGAGCTCTGGCAATAGCCGTACAAAGATCTGGGCCAGGATTCCGTCTGCCAGATAAAATATCACTAATAGCCGTTCGAGTAACTCCTGCCCGCGCAGCTAACTCAGCCTGATTCCATCCTTTTTTATTAAGCCAGTTCAATACCCAATCTTTGAATTCCATTGCTAACATTATGTCAGCATAAATATTAGCTTTGGCTATTATTCCGTTAGCATTTGCTTGACAATTCATTATATTGTGATATAATGTAAGCAATAGCTAGCATTATGTAAGCTTATGCAAAGGAGAAATATGATGAACAAAAATAATTTTGACATATTCATAAGCCCCAAGTGCAAGGTTTTTGAATTCAGATTTGGCTCTCTGCTGATAGATATCTTTAAAACATATCGCTGGCGCATTGTCATAAATATTGGGCTCCGTCGCTTTGCTATTTAGATTAGGAGAACTATTCACAATGATTATCGACTGATTAAGGAGTTTTCATGGCTGATTTTGTTCAAGTGAATGTAAATATGACCAACAAAGATGTGCGAATGCTCAGTAGGATGATGAGGGAAGATGCCTACGACAATCGATCTGCATGGGTTCGTCATCTCATTCGCAAAGAGTGGGCACGGCGAAAGAAGCGCGAAACGATCTCTGTTGCAGACTCTATGGAACTGGAACTGGAAGAAGCGGAAGAAATGCCGAGCAGCAGTGGTCTCTGACTCTCCCACCCTATGCCCCGAAAAAAGTACAAAGAGGTGATATGGAACATAAAACTTTCCCATTCTGGTTTTCTGAGAGAGAGTGGAATCTACTCCGAAAAGCAACTTTTTTCACCGGTAAACAAACAGCCATTACATCTTGTCCAAATGTCGTTTTGTTTGATGGACAACCTATGTCCGTAGCCGAACTTGAAGACCTATTAAAAACATACCAGCATTATCAGGAAGATCATGAATCGGAAATTCAAAGGTGAACGAAAGGAGGGTAAAAGGATGACCAAACCAAAACCTCTCCCGCGTACCTTCGAGTGGGCTCGAATGGATACACTCTCGATTTCACGCGATATTCAAAAACTAGCGCGTGAAATCCTCATGAGCAGCTTGGACGAAGCGTCAATCATGAAACGCGTCGGGATGATTTTGGGGAGGGCTGGGGAAATTGAAACGAAAATGCTTATCGTGAAATCAGAGGCAGAAAAAATTCTCCACGATGCCACTCGCGGAGAATAAGAAAGGAGAAATTTATGAACGAAATTTTCTTATCTGAGTATAGCAGGATATTCCAAAAGAGTCAACCACCGGCAACGTGGGACGGACTCGTATCGGGCCATAGCCATAAAAATCCGACATACACGGAACTCATGGAGCTTGGAAATAAATTATGGCAAATTGCGAACCAACTTTCCGATACACCTAACCCAGACTGGTCGCGCATCCACAGGATACAACAAGCGGCTTCTGAAGTGGATCGAATACGACATGATTTGTATGACAAGTTAAAAGGAAATGTTTGAAAACTAATAAAAAGGGAGAAAAAATGAACGAAATAACAAAAATCAAAAGCTATTTGCGGAATGAACAGGTGCGTAACACCTTCATGGAAGTGCTTGGCTCTAATAACACTGCAGCTGCGTATATATCCTCCGTGATAATTGCCGTTGGTGCTTCTGAGGCGCTTCAGCAATGTACCCCTAAGTCAATCGCAGTTTCGGCACTAAGGGCAGCCACTTTAGGGCTGTCTGTAGACCCTGCTCTCGGAAAAGCATACCTTGTACCCTTTAAGAACGAAGCAACCCTTGTGGTCGGGTATAAAGGGCTCATAGATTTAGCAACTAGGACTGGAAAATATCGGTATATAAATGTTGCACCAGTCTATGAAGGGGAAATCGTTGAAGAAGATAGAATTACAGGTTCCATAAAGCTCACAAATCGCCAGGGTGGGAGAGCAAAGGGATTGAAGGTCATCGGCTACATAGCAGCCTTTGAAATGACAAATGGATATTCAAAGGCTATTTACATGTCCATAGAAGACATCCATGAGCATGCAAGACGGTATTCCAGAATATATTCAAATCCAAAGTCTATATGGAAAACAAATCCATCTGTGATGGAACGAAAGACCGTACTTCGTGCCCTTTTGCAAACGTGGGGTTATTTAAACCCAACGGATGTTGCTGTGATGGAGCAGGTCGAAATAGACGCTGGTGAACGACCTCAACCTAATGCTATGTATGAGCTCCCAGACGATGATGAAGTGGAGATTGTTGAGGAACAACATCAACCTGCCTCAGTGGAAGAAAACCTGCGTATGCTTGGATACGATATATCAGAACCAACAGAAGTGGTAAGCGGAAGACTTATATAAAAATAATTCCCAGCGCAGCTGGCGATAACCAACTGCGCTGGGACTGTATTCGGGGAGCGTGAAAATGGCAGCTACGGAAAAATATTCTCAAATCAAATCCGAAATCACCTTCGACTTTAAACAAAGGGTGTTGAGGGTGATTGAGAAGCATAGAGGGAAAAACAATCGCGTAACAAAAGAAGAGATAGCGAGGGCGCTGTTCCTTCCATACTCTAATAACAAAAACGATAAAACAGACCGTCAGATCCGCATGGCGGTAAATGAGCTGCGAAAGGATGGCTACTTGATCCTTTCCGACTCCAGCGGTGCCGGCTACTGGTACGCAGAAGATTATCAGGAGGTTTTTGATGCTGTTGCTGAGCTGGAGTCACGAAGCTATGACTTGCTTGAACAGGCGAAGATACTGCGCATTACAGCCACCAGAGAGTTTTCGCCACAATTGGAATTGTTGTAACCTGAATGTGAAAAGGGTTTTTAGCCTACCTATAAGGGATTGAAACAAATTACGAAAAACGAACGAAAAGCGAACGAAAAACGAACGAATCGTTCGCGGAAGGAGAACATAATGAAATCAGATTATTGGATAAAACTTTATCATGAAATTTTGGATGATCCTAAAATGGGCACTTTGCCAGATCGTTTATGGCGTAGACTCATCGAACTTTTTCTTTTGGCCGGCCGGTTATGCCCAGATAAATCTGGCATTTTACCAGATACCGCACAAATAGCATGGTGCTTACGCGTGCCGGCAGACCAGCTAGAAGAAGAATTGCAAACTCTTACAAATCTTGGGTTCGTAGAACGACATTGCGAAGGTTGGCTCGTCGTTAACTTCCAAAAAAGACAAGCCCCTCTTTCTGCATCTGAAAGAGGGAAAAGATACCGACAAAAACACGGAGGGGATGCAAGCACTAGCGATTCAAATGACTGCAATAACGAACGAAATGCGAACGAAAAACGAACGAAAAACGAACGAATCGTTCGTAGATTAACAGAGACAGAATCAGAATCAGAATCAGAATTAATTAATGCTACATCCTCTAGCGCGCAAAACGAAAAAAAATCGAGAAAGGATTCTGTCTTTAGGGATTACGAAAAAGAGATTGGACTATTAACGCCCAAAATTGCCGAAGAAATCAAATCCGCCCAAGAAGATTACCCAGACGAGTGGATTTCTGCTGCAATTGGCGAAGCAGCACGCAACAACGCACGGTCTTGGGCTTACGTCGCGGCTGTTCTTCGCCGCTGGAAAAAGGATGGTTTCAAGGTTAATAAAAAGCAGCCAACAACTGCACAAAATTCAACTGCTGATGACGAATACAATCAAATGCTAGAACGTGTATCAAGCAAATTGGCAGAAAGGTATGCAAAACAAAATGGACGATATGTATAAGCTTCTTACTCAAGAATGGGTCGCAGTACTGTTGCGACTTTGGCACGCTTATGGAAAGATGCCAAACGTCAAACAAATCGACGCCTACAGCCAATCTATTGGCACTATTCCCATTGGCGTGCTTGAGGTGGTCGTTGAGAAAATCCTTCGCCAGCGCATATACACAAATGTCCCCTCTCCGGGTGAGATATGGACTGAAGCACTGTCGATTGTTGGCGCATCTGATGATGCAGACTTTGAAGCTGCCGCGGATGTATGGTTGGAAAAGCAAGCACGAAAGAAAATGCTTTTTCTCCCTAGCCTGTATGGCGAGATAGCCCGAGAGAAAATCAAGGAGTTTGCATGAAAGAGATAAAAGTTGTGGTGAAAGAGGTCAGCGAGGTGTATGAACTCCCCAAGTGGTTTATCGCTTTTTCTGGCGACGTGCCAATTGAGCAGATTGTCGAACACTGCCGGCAGAAACGGGGGTTCGAGCCGGCAGAAGTATATGTCTTTCGGCGCGGGAAGAACATACTTTCTGCAGTAGAGTGCCAGCCCCAATTGGTTGATGAAAAGATCGACACTGGAAATAATCCTTGAGTACAACCTGATTGATGCCGGCTATGAATTTGAGGCGGAGTACCAATTTCACCCAAAACGAAAATGGCGCTTCGACTTTGCTTTCCCAGCCGAAATGGTCGCTATCGAAGTGCAGGGTGGATTGCACACGGCCGGCAGGCATACGAGGGGAAACGCTTTGGAGCATGAGTACGAGAAACTTTGCGAAGCTGCAATACTTGGCTGGCGTGTTCTCTTCGTAAGCTCAAGAATGGTGTTAAGTGGAGATGCTGTTAAGTACGTAAATCGAATTATTAGAAAGGGAAAAAGAAATGAAAATAATCAACCTAACTGAACATGTCTTAAGAATAATGACAAGCAATGGGAAAATAATTAGTATTCCCCCTTCTGGCAACGTAGCTAGAGTTGAGACAGAAAAGAAATACGTTGGGAAAGTTATGGGTATCGAGCTCTACCACCGCACCTTTGGCGCAGTTAACGGACTTCCAAAACCGCAGAAAGATGTTATCTACATCGTGTCAACCATCGTGGTTCAGGCGCTTCGAGGTGCAAGGGATGATGTGTATGCACCAGATGAGCTGATTCGAAATGGAAGCGGAGAAATCGTAGCATGCAAAGGACTAGCGAGATGAAAAAAGATATTTTATTCATAGCCGTAATTCACGAGCTCATCAAGTTCACCGAAGTGAGCATCCACGATCCAAGTGAGCTCGTAGTGATGCCGCCGGATTATGGCTGCCGGCTGGCGGTGAAACTAGTCTCCATGAGTGAAGTAATACAACTCGAGGAAAGAGGACAATCATATGGCAATGGACGGTATGTGATTTCTCATGAAGATCGGGAAAAGATATTCAATACAGGATGGGGTGTGATATGAGTATCAGGGAGTTTTTTGAGGCGTTTGGTTTAACGCGAAAGATTTTCAACATTATTTTGGCCGGCCGGTTGGGGTATGAAGAATACTACGCGTTGATGAATTTACTTAATGCTGTTGTTTGTGCTGGCTTTAACGAGATAAGCCGTGACGACTTGTCCGAAATTAGATGGATGCTCAACAGAGTCATGAGCGCAGTGGAATAGGCGGAAAATGATGGATGAAAAAATTATAGTCAACGAATTGCTAAGGAAGATTCAGGAATGCCTTGTGCAGCTGCCTGAGTATGGGCTGGAACTCCGCGTTCAGCCGGTGTACGTGGATGCTGAAAAGGCGGTAGTGATTACGATTATTGGGGCAGATGTGGTTAGAGGGGATTTGACATTATCTGTTGGAGGCACTGAGTGTGTGAGGTGATACTTGAGGAAGAAAAGCAGGTGATAATGGCTTTGCGTTCTGTACAAAATAGAACTGGATACGGCACAGTAAAAATAGAAATAAAAAACAGGGAAATAAAAATAGTTGAGGTTAGTTACACAACTTTATTTTCCAAAGGGAAAACTTGCACAGAAGAAAAAAATATAAAAAATGATATAATAAAAGAAGATTAATAAACAAAATCAAGCGCTTGACTGAGGCATAGAACCCGGAGCGGTCGTAATGGCTGTTTTCGGGTTTTTTGTTCTTAAAGTATATGGCACGAAAGAGATTTACAGAAGACCAGATCGCCCAAATTCTTGTTGAAGCTGCTTACAGAGGCGATCAAGAAGTTGCAAATAAATACGGAATTAGTCAGCGAACCCTGTATCGGTGGCGCGATTTTGCTGAAAATCGTCCGTCTTTGTCAAAATTAATCGACCAGAAAAAAATTGCTTTTGAGCGTGGTTGGGCGGATGAGGCAGCGGGGGCACTAAAGGCAGGACTTGAGTTTCTGAAGGAAGCAGCCCAGCGGGCAAGCCGTACAGACCCGAATGTCATTCATGCCGTTGCCGGCGCCGTGAAAATTGCTAGTGAAGTTCTAATTACCCGTGAGGTGCTTGATGCTCGACTCTCTGGAGAGAATAGAGCGGACGATACGCAGAATTGAGCGCTGGATGCCGAGGCGTGGGGCTTGCGTTGGGCAGTTGGAACTTGGCGAATGGTTGGGAGCGGTGTCTCCGTTTTTTAAGTGGGATTGGTCGTATCTTGTTTTCCTTCGTTCTGAGCTGGAACACGTAGCGAATGGAGACACCAAACGACTCATGGTAATGATGCCCCCACGTCATGGGAAGAGTGCGCTTGTTACGGTTAGGTTTCCTGTGTGGTTAATGGAGCGTCAGTCGGGATTGCGAGTAATTATAGCTGCTTATAACCAGACATTGGCGAATAAGTTTTCTCGCATGTCTAGAAAAATTGCCCATATGCGTCTAGGTTTAAACGAAGACCGCCGCGCAGTAGAGGAATGGGAAACGCAAACTGGGTGTTGGTATCGGGCGGTGGGTGTTGGAGGCGGTATTACGGGTATGGGGGGCAATTTGATTATCGTCGATGACCCGATCAAAAGCCGTGAAGAAGCCCAATCGCTAACCTATCGAGAAAAAGTTTGGGACTGGTACACCAACGACCTTTACACACGACTTGAGCCGGGCGGTGCGATTATTTTGGTAATGACGCGATGGCACGAAGACGATCTGGCTGGAAGAATATTGAACAGTGAAGATGGAGAAAACTGGCGTGTGGTGAGGATGCCGGCATTGGCTGAGGATGGTGATGTGCTGGGGCGACAATCCGGAGAAGCCCTCAATCCTGAGCGGTATCCGGCAGAGGAATTACTCAAAATCAAAGCGGTGCTTGGATCGTGGGCATTTGAGGCGCTTTACCAGCAGCGCCCAATGCCAGCAGAAGGGGGAATGTTCAAACGGGAGTGGTTCAGCAAATTTGTCGAGGTTTCACCGGCGCAGGTCGAGGCGCGGGTGCGCTATTGGGACAAAGCGGCTACGGCCGATGATGGCGATTACACGGTTGGCGTGCGTATGAGCCGGGTGGACGGCGTCTATTATGTCGAGGACGTGACGCGGGGGCGCTGGTCTCCTGGTGAACGGGATAAGGTTATCAAGCAATGCGCTGAAACCGATCCGCATGGTACCCAAATTTGGCTGGAGCAGGAACCTGGTTCCAGCGGCGTGGATAGTGTGCAAGCGTTGATTCGGTTACTCTCTGGATACTCAGTACACGCGGATCGGGTGACTGGCAGTAAGCAAGTGCGCGCGGAGCCGCTGGCGGCGCAGGCCGAGGCAGGCAATGTTGTGTTGGTTAAAAGTCATTGGAATGCGCCATTTTTAGATGAGCTGTTGGCATTCCCCAATGGTTCACACGATGACCAAGTTGATGCTGCAAGCGGAGCGTTCAGCAAACTAGCTGTTCCAATGAAAGTTGAATACGGCGAAAATATCTGGAGGTAAAAATAATGTCGAATGCAATTTACACGGGTCTGTTGGATTTGCTTGGGCGTGATGAACAGTCACGCATTGAGGTGGTGCGCAAGCGCTGGGAAGCATACTACGGCAAGATGAAGCCGGCGTTAAAAGTGCGAGAAGGGCAAGTTGATGACAATGTACGTATTAATTATGCACGAATGATCGTGGATAAGGGCATTTCATTCCTGTTTGGTAAAGATGTCAGGTTTGAGATTGATGAAGTTGAGGAAACAGAAGCTGAGCAGTGGCTTGATGCAGTGTGGTCTTACAATCGCAGGATGAGTTTGCTTCAGAACGTTGCGCTAACTGGTGGCGTTGCCGGGCATGTGTTCATCAAGATTATTCCCAATCGACCATATCCACGTCTTGTCATAGTTGACCCAGAAACTGTGACCGTAAGCTTAGCACCGGATGATGCGCAGCAGGTACTACGTTACCAAATCGCATATACATCAATTGATCCAAAGAGTAAAAAGCCCATTGGTGTTCGCCAAGTTATTGAGCGAGATGGGATACAGTGGCGGATTGTGGATCAGATTGGCGATCTGGAAAATTTGAGTTGGTCTACGGTTAATGAAGCAGTCTGGATGTATGACTTTAGTCCAATTGTGGATTGCCAAAATCTGCCGGCACCGGGTGAATTCTGGGGACAGAGTGATCTTGAGGATGATGTGCTTGAGATTGTTCGCGCCATAAATTTCATAGCCAGCAATACCGCGCGCATCATTCGCTTCCACGCACATCCCAAGACGTGGGGGCGTGGGTTTATGGCAAAGGATTTGCGGATTGGGGTTGACGAGACTATCGTCCTACCGGGAGAAAATGCTGAGCTGCATAATCTTGAAATGCAAAGCGACTTAGCATCCAGCTTGCGCTATCTTGACATGCTGCGCCAGGCGCTTCACGAAATCAGCCGCGTGCCCGAAGTAGCAGCAGGAAATCTGGAACGGGTAGGAAATTTGTCAGGTGTTGCTTTGCAGGTTCTTTATCAACCGCTTATTGAAAAGACCAATACGAAGCGATTGCTGTATGGCAATATGCTTGTAGAACTAAACCGCCGGCTTTTAGCCATTGGTGGCTATGGCGCTGATTTATACACGGCTATTCATTGGCAGAACATCCTGCCAAGTGATCCGATGCAAGAGCGTCAGGCTGCGCTGATCGATATGCAGCTTGGCGTTTCGCAAGATACGCTAATGATGCGTCTTGGTTACGATCCAGAACTGGAACGTCAAAAGCGAGAAGCGTCCGGCACTGAATTGGGCGAGCAGATACTGAGCGCATTTGATAGAGGACAGTAATGCCAGAACAAGAAGGCGAGATTTATGATGTCGTAGAGCGTTTTCGCCGCACGCTGCTTCAGCGAGAGCGTCATGCTGCAAGCAAAATGGTACGTGTCTATGGTGAGATATGGCAGCGCATCAAACGGGAATATGACGATCTTAAAAAAGAATTGTTTGAGACAGAAGGGGAAAACAAAGACGTACTGGCATGGAAACTTATGCGTGCCGGTAAGCTGAAGCAGTTTATAGAAAATGAATTGGCTAGATTTTCGGTATATGCAGATGAAAGCATTGTGGAACAGCAACGTGAAGCAATAGAAGCAGCCGAAGCACATGCTCAAGAATTGATATTGAAATCTCTTGGTGAAGTACCGCATGGCATTACGATTGACTTGTACCAACCAAACAGGTCTGCAGTTGAAAAAATGGTAGGAATGACTCAACCAGACTCGCCATTGCACCGTCTTTTGGCCGGCATAGCTCCACAAGCAGCTGAAGCAGCTGGGAATGTATTGGTGCAGGGAATCATATTAGGTAAGAACCCATATGATGTAGCTGTTGACCTGCGCAAGGTGCTCGGTGAGGCTTTGTCCAGAGCGTTGCGAATCGCGCGTACAGAAGTGCTACGTGCATATCGCGAAGCAACCCGTGAAACATATCGGGCGAATGCAGATGTAGTGAAAGGTTGGATTTGGCATAGTGCGTGTGATGATCATACATGTGTTGCTTGTTGGGTAATGCATGGAACACACCATTCGCTAGATGAACGGTTGGATGATCACCCAAACGGCAGATGCAGCGCATTACCTCTGACGAAGAGCTGGGAGGAGATCGGAAAGCAATATGGCATTGATTTGTCTGATGTGCCGGACACGAATCCTGACGTTAAGCAAGGTGTATTGCTTTTTAATCGCTTATCGAGAGATATGAGGATAAAGATCTTAGGGCCGGCGAAGTATGCGGCGTGGCTAGATGGCAAGTTTTCGTTAGTTGATTTGGTTGGCCGCAAGCACTCAAAGGAGTGGGGGACTCACCGATATGAGAAAAGTTTGGCTGAATTAGGAATAAATGCTAGAAGTTACCTAATTGCGCCAAAGCGTCATGTGTTTGGATATACTGTTAAAGAAGTGCAAAAGTTAGCGAAAGAAATCGATGCCCGAATTGGAGAAATCATTGGTGGTGAGCAGCGTTGGAGCGGTAAAATTTTCATTAAATCAAAAAGTTTTATGCCAGATGCTTGGGGGACGAAAGAATGGAATTGTGATATTTGGCTGCGCGATGACTGTGATGTTCATACGTTGATCCATGAATTACTTCATGGACGTTCTGCTGGCTTGAATCCCAAAGCATATGAAATCAAACGAGCTTTTGAAGAAGCCACGGTTGAGGGATTAGCTAGAATTATTGGTGCTAAAGTGTATTCGGGTTACACTGGGCATCATGGAAGTTATCAGGAATATGTTGATATCTTTGAAGAAATACGACGCAGAGCTGGATTGACTGAGATGGATTTCTATGTTACACTGATAAAAACAAATTTATCAGACAGGTTTCATTTTATGCTTGACCTTTTCCCCAAAAGACCTGATTTACATAAAGCTGTAGATATTTTATCTCCTTTGCTAGGAAAGTAACATGAACGAAGAAGAAATAAAAGAACGCGAGCAATTGCGACAATTTGTTTTACATGCTAAAACGCTTGACGAAGTGAAAGAAGCACGTAAGAGACTGTCTTCGTGGTTGAAACGTCACCCTGATGATAAGCAATTGCTGGGTGAAGGTGAAAGTTTAGTAATGCTTGAAAAGGCATTAATGAATATGAAAAATGGGCATTCATGAAATAAACCTAGAAGATATTTATTTATAAAATTATGCTATAATTTAATTGATTGAATTGCTCGACCGAGGCATAGAACCCGGAGCAATGCCGAAAAGGTATTAGCTTCGGGTTTTTTGTTTGGTGAGGTGTGGAAATGGCTGTAAGTGATAAACCCTGGTCTAGATTCAGCGAAAGCGATTACGACGAAGAGCAGTGGTATGAAGCATGCCTGATCAAGCCCCCTAAGTCAGAATACACAGCAAAGGCGCAATGCAAACTACCTGTTCGAGAGCCTAATGGCATGCTCAATCGGAATGGTGTACATGCGGCAGCTGCCGCGCTGGCTGGCGCGCGTGGTGGTGTGAAGGGAACGCCGGAAGAGAAGCGCAAGGCGGCGCGGGCACTGCTGCGGTTATATCGGGAACTGGGGGAAGAACCTCCAGAATCTATCAAGAGGTTGGCTGAATGAGCAGAAAACCACCAAATTATATGAGGTTTCGAGAAGGTGTAACTGCAGATGATATTCTAAAAGTATTAAGGCATGCAGCAATACGGTCGGATGTGTTGAATTTTATTGACCGTCTTGGTAAACAAAAGAAATTTTCTAAATCTGACGTTAGCAGAGCTCTTGTGTTGATGAAATTGTGTAATGACGTTGGAGATACGGAATATGCTCAAAAGTTAATGAATTTTTTAAGTGGAGTATAAAAATGTCTGACGAAATCAAATCGACCCAGGTGGTCACCGAAGGCGCAACCCAGGAGGTTGCACATTCCGAAGCCCAGACGGCAGAGGAGCAAGAGCGTTTTGACGCTGAATATGTGCGCAAACTGCGTGCGGAAGCGGCTGAATACCGCAAACGGTTGCGTGAACTGGAGAGTAAGGTCAGAGCGGATGAAGAAGCTAAGATGACCGAGCAAGAAAAGCTCCAAAAGAGGCTTGTAGAGCTGGAGCGCAAAGAGATTGAGTACCAGCAATCACTGCAAGCGCGGGCATTGGAATACGAGGTCAAATTGCAAGCGGCTCAACTCGGTATCGTTGATGCGGAAGCGGCTTATAAGCTGATCAATCTTGCAGAAATCGAATTTGATGATAGCGGCAAACCTGTAAATGTCGATAGGGTGCTGCGGGAGTTAATCAGCACAAAGCCTTACCTAGTTGGTTTTCATCAGCAAATGTCCCCAACAAATCCAGCGAAAAAGACGTTGACTCTCGATGACATTCGACGAATGCCAGAAGATGAGATCAACAAACGGTGGGATGAAGTTAAGAAGGTTCTATCAGGAGGTTAGTTATGGCAATTACGAATTTTATTCCGACAATTTGGTCGGCTAGACTGTTGGAAAACCTGAAAAAATCAATGGTGTACGCTCAACCTGGTGTTGTCAATCGCGATTATGAGGGCGAAATCCGCAATGCCGGCGACACGGTTAAAATCCTGTCGGTTTCAGCAGTTACGATAGACAATTACACCAAAGGGCAGGACATCACTTTTCAGGAGCTCTCGGACGCAGCTCAGGTGCTGACTATCGAAAAACAAAAATATTTCGCCTTTGAAGTTGACGACATCGACAAAGCTCAATCTGTGGTGAACATCATTGATAGTGCAATGGCTGAAGCTGCGTATGGGTTGAAGGATTCTGCTGATCAGTATGTGGCCGGTGTAATGGTTGCTGGTGTTGCGTCTGCGAATCAGATCGGCACTGACGCAAGTCCAGTTTCTTTGACCGCAGGCGCTACTGGTTCAGGTAACACAAATGCGTATGAGGCTATCGTGAATATGCGTGTGAAGCTCGATAAAGCCAACGTCCCTAACGAAGGACGCTGGTTGGTTGTGCCGCCGGAAGTGTATGCGCTTTTACTGAAGGACAACCGCTTTGTGTACAACAACCTTGCGCAACAGGTTATGTTGAATGGAGAGGTAGGACAAATTGCTGGATTTCGCGTTCTGGTCAGTAACAATGTGCCTGAATCGTCTAGCAAGTGGCGCATTTTAGCCGGATACCCTGGCGCAGTAACCTATGCTGAACAAATCAATAAGATTGAGGCAATACGCCGAGAAAATCGTTTTGCTGACGGCATCAAAGGGTTGCATCTTTACGGCGCAAAGGTCATACGCCCGCAAGGATTGGTGCGCATGATTGCAACTGTAGTGTAGGAGGTAGCAAATGGCTAATGCGACTTCTATTACAGTTACTGAGCTAGTGCCTGGTGCAGTCAACAATATTCCGACGGCCGACGTGCTTGATACTGGCCAAAGCGCAGTTACTTTGCCGGCGGATGTGAAGGGACGCACAGACTTGATCCTGTTAGAGGTTACGAACAGTATGGGCGCAGGCAAGGATTTGACCGTAACAGTGCTTGCTGGTGATTATCCACCCGCAGCTCGCGCTCCACTAGGTGATTTAGAATTGACAGTTCCTGGTGGCGCTAGCCCAGTCACAAAGATTATTGGCCCTCTCGAGGTAGCGCGGTTTATTCATGATGATGGAACGCTAAACATCAAGTTTTCGCCGCCGGCATCTACAACGATTGGCGCTTCGATTCGATGCTATAAGCTTCCTAAGGTTGTCTAGTTCGGCTATGGTACGGTGGCAGAGTTCGTCTCCTTTTGCTCACCACCGTACCAACTGGAGGTAAATAGCAGTGCCACGATCCAGCATGGCAAATTTAATTAACTTAGTGCGAGATCTCATAGGCGATCCAGCTGGAACTAGCCAGGTTTTCACAGACGACCAAATCGAACGGTCTCTTGATGTACACCGTTCGGAGTTCCGCTATTATCCATTGAAACCATTGCAAACTGTAGTGGCAGGAAATATGGAGTATAGGGATTGGTACAGTGATGAGCAATACTGGGAAAACGATGCAGCAGTGTATGATACCCAATATACCCAGCTGACACCGTCTAGTTCTGATCCGTTGCATGGGCGCTGGTCGTTTGGCGCACACCAACATTCAGTACTGGTGAGTGGGAAGGTATATGACATATATGGCGCAGCAGCTGACTTGCTGGAGATGTGGGCTGGCAAAGTGGCGCTTGAATACGATGTAGAAGCGGATGGTGCAAACATGAAGCGAAGTCAGAAGCAGCAAACACTGCGGGAATTAGCGGCGCAATACCGCAAACGTCAGCGTATTGCACTGGTGCAGCAGGTGAGAAATGATGTCCAGTGATTTGGCAAAGGTTAGAGCTGAGCAAACAAAGTTGATGCCGGAGATTGTCATTGTGAAACGGTGCAGTCGAACGTACGACTCTGCCGGCAGCTGGACGGAGAACTGGCAGACTGCTGCGACTACTATCGGGCGCATCGCATACACTGGTGAAAAGCCAGATGTGCGTGAAGTCGGTGAAATGATCAGCACTGCAAAAATTTACGATGTAACTCTACCGTACAACACCGATGTACGGGTCGATGACGAAGTGGAAATCAACGGCAAGCGATATTCAGTGATGGTTGTGCTGTATAGAAGTTATGAGACTGCCAAACGGCTTAAAGTTATGGAGGTAACGTGATGGAAGCGATGGTTAATGGAGTACCACTGATTGTGGTTATCGTGGGTGTCGTGGAATGGCTTAAGAGACTCGGCATAAGTGGGATGACACTTAACATGGCGAGCATGGTTGTGGGGATTGTTTTTGGCGTAGCATACCGCCATGCTGAACAACCGATTGGAGATTTTACCAGTGCCCTTAGCGCAGTGATATATGGTATTGTTTTGGGGTTGGTTGCCAGCGGCGTGTACGACGCTGCTAAGTCTGCTGTCGGATTGCCGCGATGACGGTCTCAATGAATACCCAACACATAATGCTAACACTGAATCATGCAGTGGAAAAAATGGCAGCAGATATTGAGGAAATAAAAGAGACGCTGCGTGCATTTGACGATAGATTGCGCGCTTTGGAACGGAAAGAAGATGCTGTTCACCCAGTTCTTGAAAAACAGATGATGCAGGTATGCAAATACATCGATGAACATGAAGCGAAATTCAATGAGCTGTCGAAGGCTGTTTTGCGTCTGGAACAATCTCACCGATTGCTAGCAGGGATAAGTGGGATTGTCGGCAGCACTGTGGTTATTTGGATAATCCAGCAGCTTCTGCAGATGATGAAATGAGCAGTGTTACGATAAAAATTACGCACAATCGCTTGCCGCAAATAGCGGCGAAACTGCCTCAGCTGGTGAGCCAGATTGTGAAAAAAGCTGCTTTCGACATAGAAAGCAACGCAAAGGCGGTTGTGCCGATAAAAACTGGTAACCTAAAAAACTCAATACAAGCGCACATGACTGGCTCAACAAGCGCAGAGGTGGCAACTGGCGTTGAATATGCCATATATGTCGAATTTGGGACGCGCAAAATGTCGGCTAGACCGTATCTAACGCCGGCAGCTGAGAAAGTACGTTCGTCATTTATACAAGCCTTGCAGAGTTTGGAGAGCATGTTGTGAATGAGTTGTTTTATCGAGATGATCTTGGCATGAGAGAAAAGTCACGGGTGGTGTATGTGCGCAGTAAAAATGGACAAGTGTTGGCGCTGCAGCAGTACAAAGCACGAATGCTTGGATATACGCCTATGACTATCGCTGACTTGTATTTGTGGATTAGGAGTACACCAAGCGGTAGCGGTGATAGAAGAGAGCGACTAAGAAGTTCCTTGAGGAGCATACGGTGGGAACACTTACATCTGCCGAGTGGATCGTGGGGAAGTTAAAGTCAGATGCTACGCTTCTTTCCCTTGCCGGTGGGCGAGTATTTTTGAGCGTTGCGCCGGAGAAAACAACGTATCCACTTGTTATCGTACAACCGATGAGTTGTGAAAGCGTACTTGGCGTTGGGGCAGAGCGAATTATGATGAGCGAATTGGTTCTAGTGAGGGCAGTGGATTTGAATACAACGGCTATGGTAGGTGCATCTATCATCGAGCGTGTGCGTGAGGTTCTTCACAAGGCAAGTGGCTCGGTACAGGGCGGCATAGTGCTTGGTTGCGCTGAAGAAAGAATAATCCCGCCGTACGTTGAAGTTGAGCGTGGGCAAGTATATCGGCATATTGGAGTTGAGTTGAGGGTATATACGCAATGAAACTTTATCAGCCAGTGAAGAATGTATATATAACCCAGCGGTTTGGGGAAAATCCAGAATTCTATGCGAATGAAAGCTTGCATCCAGGCTGGAGTTACCCAGGGCATAACGGGATCGACTATGGGGGGAACATTGGTGATCCAGTATATGCTGTCGCAGATGGTACAGCGTGTGTTGGATATGAAGCCGGTGGGTATGGGAACTATGTGAAGATCATTCATCCTAGTTGGGGCAACCGCGTGTCTTATTATGCGCATCTCAAGCGAGCGATAATCACCAATGGATCTCGCGTGCGTGGTGGGCAGCAGATTGGCGAAATGGGAAGTAGTGGCTGTTCAACAGGCGTGCATCTTCATCTTGGGCTTAAAAACCCTGCTGGCGGCGTAGCAGGTTACAAGGGGTATGAAGATCCACTGCCATACTTTTCAGATCAGCAGGAGGATAATTTCATCGAAGTGATTAGGGACAAAGGATTTGCTGTTGTGCTTGTTGACCAGCTGAACCTGAGATACGCTGCCAATGCAAGTGCGCGGCTTGTCGGGCAATTATTTAAAGATTGTGAGTTTCAGTATAACTCAATAGTACGTAGTGAAAATGACTTGTGGTTGGGCTTAGCACCAAGATTATGGTGCGCAGCGATTTATAGTGGCAATCGTCATGTTAAATTCATATAGGAGGTAATAAATGGCAGAAAGAGCTTCTCTTTTTGAAGGGGTACAGATTGGACTTGAGAGTGTGCCAGGCGGGAGCGTTGCGGCGGACAAAAAGCTGTTAGCTTTAAGCATCCAGCCTTCGGTGAAGGCAGACATCTCGACGTTCAGACCTATGGGAGTAAAATACCCAACATTGGCAGCGCTCGGCAAGGAGTGGGTGGAAGCAAGCTTAGAAGGGCAAATGACCTACAGCGAGATCATCTACCCGCTTGCGAGCATTATCGGCGGAGGAAGCACAGGAACACTTCTCGGTGGTGGAAGCAGTGGCAGTGCTTATGAGTGGACTTTCACTGGCGGAAGTGCCCCTGACACCCCACAGACGTTCACAGTTGAGCAAGGTACAGCAACCGTGCGCGCTGCAAGATTCAGTTACGGGATCGTGTCATCGTTGTCTATGGACTTCACACGGAACGAAACTTCCTTGAGTGGGAGTATGTTTGGCACGGCACTTGTGGATGGGATTACCATTACACCGAATCCGACCGCAATTGAGTTGAAACCTGTTCTCGCGACAGATGTTGATGTGTACCTTGATAATTCCTATACCCAATTGGGCACAACGAAGCTGTTGCGGGCGATGCAAGTTTCTTGGGAACTTTCAGACCGATGGGGGCAGTTATGGGCAATCAACTCAACCCAACCAAGCTATTCGGCTGTTGTTGAGACAGAGCCAAAACTGACCGTGAAACTGCGACTCGAGGCGGACAACGTCGGGATGGGCTTACTCAGCACGATGAGAACCGGGGATACAAAGTACCTGCGCATCCTCGCCACAAGCGAGCCGATATATTCTACGTATAAGTATAGGCTACAGATCGACACTGCAGTGAAAATAGCCGAGGTGAGCGAGTTTTCCGATGACGATGGAATATTCCAGATCGAATGGACTTTCAATGGTGTGTACGATGGCATTTGGGGCAAAGCATTTGAGATTAAGGTAGTGAACAGGCAGGCTACATTATGAGCATAAGCTTTCGAGATTTGCTACTTGACGAACGGACTATTGAGGTCGAGCTCAAACAGCCGGGCTATGAAGGAGAGGTTGTTAGAATCACCTACAGACCCTCAGCATATACGCCTACTCACGAAGTGAAGGTAGCTGAATTGGAGCGTAATCGGCAGCCAATTAGCGCGCTAGCAGAAAGTCTGTGTGGCATCCTTGTTTCGTGGGATGTGCTTGATGATAAGGGAAAACAGCTGGAAGTTAACAGAGAGACTATTTACAACATGCCATTTTGGTTTTTAGCGTCAATATCTGAGGCAATTTCGGAAGACCTTAAAGTATCGAGGGAAGAAAGAAAAAACTACGACGTTGGCTCGCTACGCAAGGGGAGCAAGGCGAGCCGGCAGAATGGTACTCGGTAATGAAGGCAGCGAAATTGCTTGGAGTTCCCCCCTGGGATTTATTGAAGCGTCCAATCTATTGGATGATATGGGCATTGGAGATGGAGAGTATTGAAGCTGAGGTGATTGAAGCTATGAGACCCAAAACAAGAACTCAATGAGAAAATAGGTCGACAAGGAGATATATAGAGAAAGCAGCGATGCAGAGAACAATAACCCAATATACTAAAGCAATTGAGCACGTAAATGTTCTAATAATCGAATCGATTGCGATATCGGTCAATTTTTGGAACAGATTTAGCATAACATAATTTTATCATATGTCTTATGGCAATTGAAGCGGCGCGACTAAAGGCAGTAATAGAAGCAGACGCTGGGCAGCTGGAGAGCGAGCTTCAGAGAGCCAGTAAATCTCTGGAGAAGTTTGCTAGCAGCTCCAAAAAAATGGAGAGTTCTGCTGACGGTATTTCTACTGGAGTTACCAACGCGAGTAATGCGCTGGGCAAATTCAGCACGGCGGCAAGCGTAGCCATAGGCACACTCTCAGCCCAATTAATAGGATATGCAACTAAAAGTCTAGTAGGGTTGGGGCGAGAAGCACTTGACGCATATGCCAGCTATGAGCGGTTAGGCATGAGCTTGCAAAGCTTGATAGCCAGAGAAGCGTTGGCTTCTGGGAGGGCTAAAGATATGGCAAGTGCGCTTCAAATGGTAGGGCCAGAAGCACGGCAGACATTACAATGGCTTGAACGCCTAGCGGTAGAAAGTCCCTTTACGTCCAAAGGGGTGAGCGATGCATATAGAATGGCAATGGGTTATGGCTTTACCACCAAAGAAGCCAAACGCCTTACTCAGGCTATGATTGATTTCGCTTCAGGCAGTGGAACTACTGAAGATGCAATGTCCAGAATTGCGTTAGCGTTGGGTCAAATAAAAGCCCGCGGGCGTTTAGCTGGGCAAGAGGTTATGCAGCTCACAGAAGTAGGTATTCCTGTGGATCAGATTTTAGCCCGTGCGTTTAACAAGACAACGCAAGAAATCATACAAATGCGGGAAAAGGGATTGATACCTGCTGAACAAGCAATTGAGGCAATAATCCAAACGCTTGAACGGGATTTCGGGGGAGCAGCCAAAAGACAAACAGAGACTTTCAGCGGTCTAATATCCACGCTTCAAGACATGAAAGAGATTGGATTGCGGGAGTTTTTTGCAGGGACGTTCGAGGCTGTCAAACCAATGTTGGTGGAATTTACAAATGTCTTTCAGGATGCAAAGTTCCGTCAAGGGCTACGTGATGTCGGCGTAAGTCTCGGTGAAACGGTTAAGAGCATTGCAACTAGTTTTGGTGAAATCGCGCGGTTAGCTGCGGAAGTGCCATCAGGTGTTTATCAAGCTGTAGCAGCTCTTACAGGTTTAGCAGCAATAGCCCCATCAGTGATTTCTGCTTTGAATGGAATTGGAATGGCTATAGCTGCGCTTGGAGGTGGGGCAATTGCTGGAACTATTCTAGGTGGCATAGGATTCGCAGGCGTAGCAACAGCAGGCATACTCAAAGGGAGTGAAGCATATAATAAGGCACTAAATGATCTGAACCAAAATGCACTCCAGACTGCTACAGCATGGAAAAAGGCAGGCAAAGACATGGGAGCTTTAGGCGCAGAGTTAATGAAACAACGCGAACCACTTGCTGGCTGGGTGCAGTTTTGGGAAGGAAACTACAAAGGGGCACGCGATACAGCTGTTGCCGTCGCTCAAGTAGCATCGAGTTATGAAGAATTTGCGCGAGCTACACGTGGTGTGAATCTGGCTCTATCTGGCGGTATGGGAATGCCAGGTGTAACAGATGAGGAAGCCAAGAGAAAAATATGGGAGGATATTAATACACAGCGAGAACTGGCAAGAAAAACAGCAGACGCATATCGCATTATGAAGGAGCAATACCAGGCGGCTAACATAACCCTTACAGATACGAGTAAGCTATTCCCTACTGAAGCAGCTAAACAATATGAACTAGCATTGGAATCAACCAATGAAAAAATATACCAAACAGTACAAATGCAGGATTTGCTAAAGACATCTCTTGAGACGACGCTAACAGATGCTTTCAGCAAATACGCCAACACGATGCAAGATCTTGAAGAAGCATATAAACGGCGCAAAATTAAACAGGATGAACTAAATCAGGCGCAAAAGGACGCCGTTTCCACGCTTCAGAGAACAACATCTGAATATTTGTATCAAAAAACTGCTATGGCTCTTAATGCTGATGCTGCGCTAGATCTTGCAAATAGACTCAATTTAGTAGATCAGACCAGCTTTGCAGTTGGTAAAGCTATACAAAGCCTTCGTGAGATGTATGATAAAAATCGTGATGGGGTGATTGGCGCAGATGAAAATACACAAGGATATATAAACAGCGTTGCCAAGCTTAGAGATTACATAGCTGGGCTTCAAAGCAAGAATGTGCAAATAACGATGAATGACCTTCAGCCATTTATCTCCCAACTTACGGAGCTCAAACGTCAGCAAGATAATTTATCTGCATTTCAACAATTACGCAGTTTAGGAACAGTTACGCCAAGTCAGCTCACGACGAAAACTACTACGCAAGTATCAACCAGCCAAACAATAACCGTTACAGCTAATACCAGTGCTGCCGAACAAGCGATTGTAAAACTCAAAAATGAAATACAAAGTATGCCAGGGGCGAAATCAGTAAATATTTCTACACCCGGTGCGACTGAAGGAATAGGACTAGTCGGAGCATTAAGAAACCAAATACAAAACACGCCTGATACGAAATCAGTGAATGTTTCTACCCCCGGTGCGGCTGAAGGGATAGGATTAGTGGGGGCACTGAGAAACCAAATCAATTCCCTACATGATAAAACCGTAACAATAACGACTATACACCGTAATATAACTATTAATGAGACTCAAAACAATCCCACCCCCCACGCTTCAGGCGGGCCGGTGAAAGCAAATACAACATATCTAGTAGGTGAATTAGGACCCGAGTTATTTGTTCCGTCGGTAAATGGGACAATTATTCCAAACAGATTAACGCAAAAATTACTAAGACAAAGGGAAGAGAACACCAAAGTTTATAAGAACATCACCCTGAAGAATTATGGCACTCTCGTTTTGGGTGCAGGCACAAGCATCAGCTCTGAATGGCTGGCAGCTCTTTCATGAGGAAACTATGTACACAGTTAAAACATGGGATGGAATAAATATAAATGATGGCATAAATTACATTTGTATTATTCCCGATGACGCGCCATTCATGCCAAGCGTAGAAGCACGCTTTGTTAAGCGCAGCGATAATTTCCCGCATTATGCCGGCAAAAACTTCGACATGGTGAAAATTCCACTTGTGCTGAAAACATTGAAAAAAGATCTTACTGCTAGCATAAGGAGAATGTTTGATACATCCAACATAACTCCCAAAAGACTTGTCGTGACGTATGATGAGATAGGAGAGGATGTGTATATTGAGGGCGTGCCGATTACAGTTGAACTAGAAGGAACATCAAAATTTGAGATCATATTAGCTGTGGCAGATCCGATATGGAAAAGCGTAGAGATACAAGAAACAACTGCAACAGTGAGCGATGCAAATCCCAGTATTCAGCTCGACATAACTTCTGCTCTCGAAGTGTATCCGACGTATACAATACAGCCATCCATTGGAATCGATGGATATAGGTTTATGAGATTCGTAAAAATATGGAACAAGCTAAATGAAAGATTAACATCTTATCCACTAGATATAACCAATGGCGGTTTGGATACGGCTTCTTTAGTTACTCAAGGGAAAATGCTGGCTAACGGTAATGACCTAAGGGTTTTTGTGGATGGTGCCGAAGTACCCCGATGGATCACCGACATGAACACATCTGCAACAAAGGTTTGGATCATAGTTGACTTACCCGCAAAAATGGAGACAAAACTTGGTGCGGTTATCCCTGCAAATGGGAGCATAAACGAAATAATAATACAGCCTACAAAAACTAATGACGATATTTTGCGGAAGATGCCAACGGCTGGGATCGTAGAAATTGACAATGAGATTTTTACATATAACGCGATAGATTTGGTTCAGAGGAAACTCTATGGGGTTACTAGAGCCCAAAAGGGTACTACAGCAGCCGTTCATCTAGCGGGTGCTACAGTGAAATTAATTCCAAGAGATATTTGGCTGGTATATGGAAATCAATTAGCAGATGAACCAGAACAAGATAATACATACAAACCACTATTTAACCTTACCACAAGTAGCAATACTCAATGGATATACCCAGGAGATGGATTTTGGGCTTCAAGTGGATTAAGGACTGGCGCATGGAACCCAGCAGTAGTTGTAAGTACGGGCAAGACAAGTCGATATTATACAGCAGGTGAAGGCGCTGATATTGACCCAGCTATGAGAATGGGCTGTGAAATGAATATTTGGGAAAGAAATGGCAATGTAATGGGAGAAAGCGCTCGAATTGTATGGGTCTTAAGTAATCCTTGTATGATAACCCGTATATCTGCCAGTGGAACCAAATATCGAAATTATGTTGCTTTCCCTACCTTTGCTGGTTTGCAAAAAATGTTGGATGCCGGCATGTCTTGGATGAACGTCTGGAATGAAACATTCCCCTCACAACAAAATACATGGATAAGTTGGAGCAAAACAAATTATGCTGTTGATGCAAAATACGTTCGTTTCGCATTAGAGGGTTCAATATTCGCAAACGCGCTTAATAGAGCAAATTTTGAGGTATCAACCGTTATCATTGACATCAATGCTACAAATACCCCCGTTATAAATGTTTTTCCAGAGTATGGGCAAAGGCACATTAATGTCACAATAACTAACACAACGTTAAATGAAAGAATTCAACTAAAAACACCGTCAATAACTGGGGATACTATCATTATTGACACGGAACATAAGATAGTGACGATGAACGGACAAAACTCAATTAATAGCTTGCAAGTTTCTGAAATACGCAGGGATTGGTTACGTCTAGTACCAGGAATGAACGAGTTGACTTTTACATCCAATGAAGGATCTTTGGGTGTATTGGATGTAACCGTAAGTTACCGAACAAGATGGTAGAAATATATGAGTAATATCAAGATATATGATCGGTCGGGAAAACAGCTTACGGAAATTAGCGCAACCTGCAATCGCACTTGGATACTGAGCGATGTGGGGCGCGCGGAATTTGAACTATCGATCTACGACAAAAAGTGCAACCCAGATTATTTGCGCTTCGGCAACTTAATCCTTATAGAAAGCGCAAAGCTTCCAATATGGAGCGGGGTAATAGATACGCCGCGAACATGGGGTGGGGGAGCTGTAGTAATTCAAGCATATACAGCTGAGTATATGTTCACATACAGCATTGGGCATAAAGATGTGAAAATAAAAGGAACGGTAGCTACGTTAATAAGGGAAGTTTTGAAACTATCGAAAGTCCCCATCGCCATTGGGACAATTGAAGACGAAAATACTCAATATGAGGAAGTGTTTAATCCAACGAGTATTTTAGATACTTTGAAGCGTATTGTTACTAGAGCAGGTGGCGACTTTATTGTGCGGCCGGTTATAAATCAATATGGTCAGTTATCCTTTGCATTTGACTATTTTCGCAAATTAGAATGCAACGCTAATTTTATATTAAAAGAAGGTTACAACTTGGCACTTGCAAATAGAACACTTATTGAACAGGGAACAATTACTAATGAGCTTCTCGGTTATGGCGAAGGGGTAAATTGGCAGTCAAAACCGCAGTATGTAGGGCGTGAGGATATGTCCATCTCTCTATATGGATTGCGTCAGGGAAGCCAGTTTTTTCAAGGCGTTACGCAGGTAGCAGCTGTAAAAAAACACACCACAGAGCGCCTAGAAGTAGTTGGGTATCCCCGAATGGTTGTAGATGCCCAAGTACTCGATATTGGTGACGCATGGCAAAACCTACGATTGGGAGCAAATGTTAATATTGAACTGCACACTGCTGGATTTATGGGATCAGCAATCGGGTATAAAGGGACACTGCGAATTGTGGGGATAGAGTATACCGAAGATAAAGGCTATGTGAGGGTTATTGGTAAGGAGGAGGATACTATTCTATGAGTGTCGAAATGGATAAACTAACTGTAGAGGGGAACTTTTTGGACAGGTTGGCACAGCTAGAACGGAGGGTAACAGAGCTGGAAATGCTTTCCACGAAAGCAGACTACTTAGACGAAATCAGTGGCGATTTGGGCACTATTACCTCTGGAGAATTTCGTGTTCACGATGATAATGGGAAAGTGCGAATGGTCATCAATTCAGATAGTCAGTCTGTATATGATGAGCTTGGAGTAAAAGCTAATTTTGTAGGGGCTAATGAGGCAGGAGTACCACAATTTTGGATCAGTTCTGATACTGGAGAGGGTAATTTTGGTATGGGAGATTGTTGTGCCACATCAAAAGGGTTGATTCTACGTGGTCGCCAACTACTTTTAGAGCAATATGTACCACCAGGATCTCCCACAGCTTTACCTGTAGAAGGATTTTTATCTGGCCAGCACGTGAGTGCATATGGGATGGGTACAAGCCCAGCATTTGGTATTCTGCAAAGTGTTAATACTCCGTATACCGAGTATGTAAGAGATCCATCACTTCAAGATCAAAATCTTTGGCTATCTGCTATCTCTAGTGGGAGTGCAGAATTTGACTCGGACGGACATTTAATCCTTAATGGGGTGCTATCATTAAATCAAAATGGCATTTTAGGATTAGGCAATTACTCTCAAAGTGTTCCGTTTGGATTATTAATGATTTCAGTAGTTGGGAGCGGCTCAATAATTCTCAATGCCATTAATCCGAATGTATTTCCAAATACCATTTACATGAACCACCAATATTATTTAGATGGCGGTGCTTTTAGGACTTATTTTTGGTGTGACACTGCGCCGCAGATTACTCTAGAAGGTTACGGTGTGAAATTATCTTTTATTTCACTTCGATTGATAAGAGCTGGATACTTATCGTTCTCCTCTAAAGGAGATACCCATTGGGTTAGTAATCCATCTATTGCAATCGTTCGAGATTATTTTTGCAGTGGCGGCACAACAAGCGGCACTATTGGTGAGTTAGGGTGGTTGCGAGGTTCATATGGTTATGTGTCGAAACCCTTAAAAAAACGCGGTATCTCATTATCCTCTGGAACAACTGCAAATACCAGCGGGCAAATCTATCTTTCTCCTGGTTTAGTTTCTGTGAATCGCCTTCTATTTTTAATAAAGCCCGTAACCTCGTTTTCTTCAGGAGGATATATAGCTGTTGGTTGTCACAGTACTGGAAACCCATCAACAACCAATCCTCCTCCACTCTCTTTTGGCGCTTTAGTATATGCAGATAACACGAGTTCTGGTTATTGGTTTGTACTAGATTCTTTATCTGGCGGTGGTTTAAATACTTATATACCAGTATCGTTAACTGACATAACAAAAATCGAACTAATTAGAGACTCACAATATTTGCACTATTACATCAACGATATATGGGTAGGAGCACGCCAAAATTTACAAGGATTTATAATGGCATATGCTTTAACAAATAATACCACGGCGAAAAGTTTTGACATATATGCATTTGAGGGAGAAATTCCAATAGAATAACAGTTCATAGTTTCCATCTATCCGCAGGTGATGCGCGTCGGTGCGCGGTTTCGAGATCGGTATCTGCCAATGCTAAATAGTGTCGTACCATTTGTAGTGATGCATGACCTAACAATCGTTGTAGAGTAAAAATATCCCCACCATTCCTGAGATATTGAATGGCGAATGTATGACGAAATCTGTGCGCATGCACATGCGGCACGCCGGCTTTTTTTGCTATCCGCAGAAGGATATTCTTAACCTGTGTTCTGTCCAACGGTGTACCGCGATGAGTAGCAAAAAGTGGCGCAGTAGGGTCATCACCATCAGGACGAGCTGCAATGTAGTGCCATAAGTGCTTTTTGGCTGTGTTGCCGAGTATGACTATGCGCGGACGAGATTTTCGCGATGTTTGGTATGGTTTTACAGTAACAAACCCTGTTTCCAAATTGACATCAGAAATTCGTAGCCGGCACAATTCAGAAACACGCAGTCCAGTGTCCAGCAACGTGAGGATCAGTGCCCTGTTCCGTTTTGAAGAGGCATGTTTGAGTAAAGCTGCAATTTCTTCCTGCGTATATGGCTGGATTGTTCTGGATATGAACTTTGGTTGTGGGATATTTATGTCAGGGCGAGGAATACCAAGCTCGGCACAGATGAAAGCGAAAAAACTGCGCAATACTTTCCAGTGGTATTGGATCGACGATTCCGAGCATGTTTGTCGTAAAAACGTGAAGAAATCAGTTATGTGTTGGGTTGTTATTTCATCTACTGGCCGGTCACCGATAAAACGTAAAAACCTATCGAGTGTGCGCTTGTAGCCGGCAATGGTCACGGTAGAATAGCCATTGGATGTAAGATGAATAACAAAACCGTAAATAGCCTTATTAAAGTACATAATGCGCTCCTTTTTTATCGTCACTATAGAGCGCATTACGTTAATACTGTCAATGTAATGAGGCTAAAAATGGGCGGAACAGGGCTCGAACCTGCGACCTCATCCTTGTAAGGGATGCGCTCTAACCGACTGAGCTATCCGCCCTAAACAAGCTTATTATAACTTACCTTAACACTTTTGAAAAGGTCTAATTTTTTTAGAATCTTTTTCAATTCATTTCTTTTT